GTCGAATCGCATCGACTTGCTGTCTGAATAAATCCGGACGTAATAGCTCAGGCATTACCTTGCTACTCTGTCACCTTATCAAAAATCTGCATTAAAACGTCTTTTGTATCTTTTACTTGCACTTCCATCCGGCCTTGCCTTGCTGCCACTTCTGCCAGTCCGGTGTGCATAGCTCTTTGGCGATCGTCGATGGCTTGTACTTGGTCGTGGATAATCTCTGTCTTTTGCGATAACTGGCCCATTTGACGTTGCTGCTCCATCATCCACGAATGACGGCTCGCTAGCTCTTGATCCATTTTCTTTAACGTCGTAGTAAACTCGCTGTGCGTTACATACTCATTTGCCATAACCTGCGGGGTTAATTCTTTAGCGCCTAGCAATACACCACTACCGCCGCCGGTAGCGATAATCAACCAAGCCCAAGGCGGCACATTAAACGGCGCGCCTGCTTCTGGTTTACTCATCTTTTTCGTATTGCCTCAAAATAAGCCACATAAAAAAGCGCTCTAACTGCTTACGCAAACCAATAACGGCCATTATTCTTCGCCGCCCTTGTAATTGAACCCGCCAAACATGCGAACCGCTCTGTACATGCTGTGGCGTGTAAACCAATTAACACCGCTTTCAGTCATGGCCTCTAAAAATACTTTGTCGGCCTGCTTGCGTGTCGTCTTGTATCGGCTTTGCTTGTTATACAAATAGTCGTGGATAACTGCCGCCGCTCTGTGTCTCGCCACCTTCGGAATAAATAATTGGAAGGCGCGCGGTATGCTAGCAAAGTCGGTTGGGAATCCTTTGGGCACTGTAATCGTCTTTTTCAATAGCGGCGATTGATAAACAAGCGAATCCACCAATACGGATTTATTCCATACTGTTTTGTGTGGCGTGGTCACTAAATCAGTTTTAAACGGCATCGCTACAAATAAATAAGTGCTGCATTCATAATGGTTTCAAGTACTTTTTGCACCCGAACCCGTGTCTCGTCGTCTAATAGCCCGCCGGTTATACCTTCCTGCAAGCTGTCTTTCACATCGTCAACTAAAAATATCACTAGACGCTGGTCGCTCGGCTCTAACCGGTCAATATCAAACTGCGCATATAGATAACTTTCTAGCTGGCTGATTGTCACGCTTTCTTCGCTCGCTAATGCCAACACCGGCGCAACAACCGTGCGCGTATCTTTAGCCCGCTGGGCGCGCTTTACCGGGTCTGATTCGGCCTCGATAAACCGGCTGATACCTTGATCTATCAGAAATAGCGCTGTCCGTGGGTTATCTTCAAAGAATTGGCAGCCTGCCAAAACCATTGCGAACAATATAATAATTAAACTATGCGGCGTTGCTTTCATCGTCGTTTTGCTCCGTATCGGCGTTGTCGTTCTGTAGCGTGGTTTGTGCGTCGTCGGCTCCAGCCTCAATCATCGAACCAAATAAATCATTGTCGGCCTCGGCTTGCATTTCTTCCATGACCTTTGACGGATCACGAGAACGCGAGCGCATAATTTCTTGACGGCTTTCTAGCTTGGCCTCAACGAGTGTCTGCCATGCTTTCGCTTCTTTCTGTGGGTCTATCCAAGGGAGCGACGGTGGCCGGAACTCACAACGTGCCAGTGTTGACCTATCTACGCCGCGTAATAGATTAACGGGCACTCGCCCCGACTGCACCGCCGCAAAAACGAATTGCTCCCACATGGGCGAATAGAATTTGCGTTTTAGGTGTACAAAATGCGAGCGATAGCCAATAGTGCCCTCGACAAGCTCTTGTCGCTGTGCCGAATAAGTGCCGTTGTAATCCTTGCTAATCGCACTGTATCGGGTGCCGGTCCCGCCTGCAACGTTACGCATTAAGCCTTTGATAAAATCGTTTAGCCCGCTGTTAGGGCGGTCGCTGGCGATGGTCTTAACATCTTCACCGGGTAATAGCTCGAAACCCATACCGGCTGTCATACCAAACGAGCGGTTTCCGTAACTGTTTATCGTGGTCGGCCCTGATACCTCGCTTGACTTGGTAATTGCGAAAGTAAAATCGGCGGCTACTTTAGCGGCTATGCGCTCACTTTCTAGCGCGTCTTTTACGTCCTGCATTGCATTAACAACACTGTGTATTAAGGTAACACCGCGCCGCTGCTTAATGCGTTTTGATAATTTAATGTGCATGACGTTAGCGGCACTAACGCCGGTAACTTGTGTCGCTATCACGCTTGCGGGTTGGTATATGTCGCTGGGATGGTGCTTGTGGAAGTAATACGTTTGCGGTGCGCCCCATTGGTTAACCTTTATGCCAAGGTTGATGCCGTTGGTTAGCTGGTCGTATTCCATTGGGCAATATTCTGCTGGTAGCAAATCAAGCACAAACGGTATGCCAGTTTTGTACGTGAACCGGCCATTCGCGACCATAGGGCGAATAAATATCTCGCCGTCCCTGAAATAATGCCGCCCAATTTGACGCTCTAATGACTCGAAACCAAATTCGTTGGCGGTGTCTGGGCTTTGCGAAAATTCATCAAACAGCTCTAGCAGTAAATCATTTAAATCCTTTGCTAGTTCGCCTGTATTGGTTTTTACCATCGGCGTTTTCGATACGCCCGCGCCAATGGTGTTATTTAATAGATCGTCAAATATGGCGTTCGTTAAGTCGTGGTTTTCTTCTAAATGCCGCGCCATGTCTCGCAGCTTGGTGCCTGCCTGCGCTATTAGGTTGTCTGGGGATTGTCCTGCGCCGTTAATGGTCTTGCGGTACTGGTTAGAAGTGGCGGCGTCATATAGGCGCTGTGATCGCTGTGCGGCCTTGCTGTTAACCTCATACGCTAGCTTGTTTAATGCGTAGCGGTTGGCGTAACCTGGCGCAACCTTTGAAACAAGATCAATTAAGCCCATATCAAACCGCCTGCCAGCTTGCCGTCAATACGCCGGCGTTCTTGGCATTGCTAGGCGTGGCTAGTCGTTGCTCGTCACGTCGTAGGCGCATAAGCTCGGCGTTTAGCGCTTCGAGACTTTCACGCTGTACGTTTTTATCCCCTTTCCCGTAACTAGCGGCCGTTTTAACGCGGCTGATTGCTGTCTCGGTTTCGGTGATCTTGGTACGAATTTCAGATAGAGTAACGGCCATGCGCGGATTATAAATAAAAACAACCGCTTATATTCTTTTTTTTTATATGGCTTATAACGATGTGATCTAACAGCATCACAAAAGAAAAAGCCCGCTTGACTGGGGTAATCAAACGGGCTTATCCTTCAAACATTGCCGGAACGTGCGACAACACGATTCGATGCAAACAGTTAAGAGACAACGATTCACACCTTCACCGGTGCGCCCATTGTACCCCACCTGTCCCTGCATTCAACACGTTCAAGCAATCGTGCTTTGATGCGGTACGGTTTCACGTAAAATTAACGCTTCCCGATTACTGCCATAGTCCCGCTCTGTCCCGCCATGACAACGGGCACCCCGATATTATATACGCGGTTTCGTTTTGGATAAACGAGACATAGCCCGGCAAGGCTAGGGGGGAGTTGATGAGTACCTGTATCTAGTCAAGAGCTAGGGCCGTAACGGGATGTTATCGGGGGGAAAATGGCTTTGCGTGGGCGCTGGTTTATTCTTGAGCAAATACTAGGCAATAAAAAACCCGCCGAAGCGGGCATAAGAACAACGCCTAAGCGTTAACGATTAAACTGTCTAGCTCTCCGGTTTATCCGGTCGTAAATTTCTTTGCGGTGAACGGGTACGCGCTCTTTGTCCGCCTCAATACCAATTCGTGTGCCGTCGCGATCACTGCCGATAACCGTTATGATAGCTTGACTGTCGCCCTCGCCGATTACGATTTGTTCACCTTGCCGCCGTTTTAGTATAAGCATGTTTTTTACTCCATAGGGCGCTAGAAAGCGCTGTCGGTTTTTTGTGTCATTTAAAAAGGAATGTCGTCGTCCCAATCAGCTCCCGCCTCTACAGGCATGCTAGATGGGGCGGCTTGCGGGGATGGAGCGCCGCCTTGCCCCGCTTGACTGGCAGCGGGATTTTGCCCACCACTTCCACCAGCCCCGCCTCTGGAGTCAAGCATTTGCATTTCGCTGGCCACAATTTCAGTAGTGTATTTGTCCTGTCCGGACTGATCCTGCCATTTTCGAGTTCGCAGAGATCCTTCTATGTAGACCTTAGCGCCTTTTTTCAGATACTCTCCGGCTATTTCCCCTAGTCGGTTGAAAAAAACGATCCTGTGCCACTCAGTGCGCTCCTGTGGCTGGCCAGTAACCTTATCTTTCCATGATTCGCTAGTGGCCACGCTAATATTAGTGATTGCCGCGCCCGATCCGGAATACCTTGTCTCGGGATCGGTGCCGCAATTGCCTACAATGATGACTTTGTTTATGCCTCTGGCCATAGTTTCACCTGTTAGTTAGTTCGCGCTTTGCGCTTAATTGATAAGTGCTGATTTTTGAAGTTAATCGGCTTCGCCATCGTCGCACCTCTCGCATTTAGTTGATTGGTTAAGCACTTGGCCGGTGCCATTACACCGCCTGCACATTGGCTCACACGATCCGCCGAACCCGCCACCGCTGCCGCCACATGCGCCGCAATCGACCCAAACAGCTAGCGGCTGGTTACATTCTTCGCATTATTGATTCTTAACTGCTGACTTCATTTTTTCATAGTCTTTGTCATATTCAGAAAACCACTCAATAGGATATTGATTGTGCCATCCAGCAAAAGCAGGAACACATAAATATCTTCCAGACAGGCTAATACTTACAGGATAAAACGGCTCACCCTTTTTAATATCAACAACAAGATAATCCCCGTATTTTGCTTTTTTGCTTATATCTCTATCGCTCACGACAAGATTATTTTCATTTATCATATTTCAACTCAAATACAGAATCGAATCTGTTGTTAATTTGGCGGCGGGGCTGGAACCGCTTAGCTTTCTCCAGCATTCGCGCTCTCCGGATTCGGTCTATAGCCCTATCCGGTTTCCTTGGTTTCACCCGCCTAAAAATCTTTTGCAGTACATTATTGAGATTAAAATTCCAAAGGGCCAAGAAGGGCGCGCATTGCTTGAAGCTTGGCATTTCTAAAGCTAACAACATTCCCGCCCCTTAATGATTCGACCCATTTGTTATAGGTCTCCGCCGCGTCTTGCTCCTGGTCTTTGGGGTATCGCTTCAGCTTTAGCACACCTGAATCGTCTGCCATCACTACAAGCCAATTGTCTAAGGGAGAAAGCCCCACCTTCACCGCTATGCCGTTTCGTCGATACATATTAAGCCTCCAGATTTCTGATTGCGTAGGCTTTCATCAGGGCATGAATGCGCTCACCAAAATGAGACATTGCTATATGCTTACTTAATAGATTGTCATTGGATTGGTCTTTTCTATAGCGATCCTTTGCTTTTTGAGCGGTGATAAACTCAGCAATAACGGATAAATGAAAATCTTCCAACGATTCCTTAATGCTTGAGAAGTCGCCCTTCTCTACAGCATCAGTTGAAAGTGCATAGATAAAGTTTTCAGGCTCTAAAAGAAATTCCTTAATATCTTCTAAATACGGCTCTAAAGCTTTTGGCTGTTCGGGATAGTCCCCGATGACTTGACTATTTTCTAACATGGTTTCGCCTCGTTGGTTGGTATGATTCTCAGTATACACACTGTTGCACGCTTTGCAACTATTCTGTTATAATATTTTCAAATTAATTTGAAGGACTGCACAAAATGCGCGAACATCAACGGCAAATACACTATATTTTAAGCAGTAAAGGCTGGTCACATGAGGATCTAGCCGAAAATATAGGCTGTGACCGATCCACTATCTGGCGTTTAATAAAACGCAACAACGGATTCCCATCCCCAAGGGTCGGCGCAGAAATCGAGCGAATTTTTAAACTAACCAAGAGGCAAGAACGTGAACATATATCAGCGAATTAATGAAGTGCAAAAGCATGTCGAATACATCAAGAAGGACACAGATGTAGCCGGCCAATATAAAGCCGTAAGCCATGACAATGTTGTAGCTCAGATTAGGGCGCATCTTTTAAAGCAGGGCATTCTGGTACTGCCTTCGCTGATCGAAGATGAATGGTTTGAACCCAGGAAGGGCAAAGACAAATCAACCAACTGGTTATACACCGCAAAATACACGATTCGCTTTCAGAATATGGAGGATGCAGCGGACCATTTTGAAATCACCTGCTCGGGTCATGCGAATGACTCAGGGGATAAAGCCGCAGGAAAAGCCTGTTCCTATGCGGTAAAAACCGCCATTCTAAAAGTCTTTCTTATTGAAACTGGCGTGAATGATGAGTCAAGAAACTTCGACCCCAACGACTACACCCCAGCCCAACAAGAGCTCTACATGGAAATCTTCAAAGAGGGTACGCCCTTTGAGTTCTACGCCTATGATATGCACTTACCTGAAGCAATCAGGGGCGGTCTATTTAATTCGTTTGAATACGATAAGACCAAGAACAAAAAGAAAGTGATGGAGAAGCGTAGCGCAGGGCTACAAGACTATTTTAAAATTGTTGAGGATATTAAAGAGGCTTGCAATAGCGAAGATCCCGCCGCGCTTGAGTATGTCGAGGGCATGAAGCCCTATGAAAAACGCCTAATTATGGAAAAGCTATCCGAAGAAGACATTAAGCACTTAGCTAAACTTAGCTCAAGCGCATAATCGAGTATTTATAAATGTTAACGGGGCGGGTTTCTGTAGTGCCGTTCGATTCACCAACCAACGCATAGCCCGCATCGTTGGTGCCCTCAAATACATCATAATTTTTCGAAGCTGCTGTTCCCGATAACTTAGCATTAGGGTGCGTATGCGGCCCCACCTGGTCAGCCTGTAGCGTGCCCACGTTGTCCCCTGTCGTGCCATCCCCTCTATCTGTCCGAGAGGCTGCATCAGGGTCGTTTCCTTCGCCTCCGTCCACGTTACGCTCAAAGCGGCCCCTTAAATCAGGAAGCTTGAAGGTTGAAGAGTCATCTGACCCGTATTTAGTCCCGAGTAACGCAAACAAATCCGCGTAGGTCGTTCTGCTTAATGACTGACCTATGGGGTAAGCATAATTCGATGGAATATCCGCAAGCTCCGCATACCAATCGACACAACCACCGATAGGGACTTGCGCCGCTATCATTTGCTCATAGCGTATAGAGTTGCCGTTAGCTGTTCCTGCAGCAAGCCCAGTAATCTTAAAGCCACCCATCGGCAGGTTAGCGGTTGCTGAGTTCGTGCCATCTTTCGCCAGTCGAGTTTCTAAACTGGTTGAGATGTCATCAAACTCATCATCAAAACGCTGCGCGCTTGGGTCGATGTTGTTGTTTTCATCGTTTGTAAAGTCGTGAACCCGATTATGGGAAGATCCAGAAAAGGCCATTATTTCACCAATGCGCGTAAAGCTTTAAGTTTTCGTTCATGATCGTCTGAAAATCGGGACTTAACAAAATCCACCGTAGATCCAACCATACCGGCCGCGTTACCTGACGTAACATCAGAGGCAACACGTGCTCCTTCTTTAAGGATTTCACCTTGGAAAGTGTTTGGCTTAACGGCGGAGGGGAACATAGCACGCAGCTCGCTTTCCAAAGAAACCAATTGGCGCAAATTGTCCCCAATTCGTTTAGATCGTCGGCCCTTATACTTCTGTGCGGCGGAATCCAGCGCATCGAATAGATCCTCTGTTACCGCCCCTGTATTGTAATTGCTCAAAATCTTTCGAGACATCGTGCCTAAAGCTTTATCGCCAGTCTCAGAATTAAGGTTTACTTTGCTTCCCGTTAATCCTTGAATGTCATCTAAAATCCGGACTGTCTCTGAATAGGCTTCGTTCGCCTCGCGGTATTTAGGGAAATTCTCATCTAAAACACCGTCAACACTCCGCCGAAATTGTTTTAAAACGCCTTGCATTCGACCCGAGAGACCGCCTGGAGACTTTCCATACGTCACCATTTCATCGATTTGCTTTTTTAATCGATGGGCTTTTAACGCATCCCCATCCTGAGCCGCAGCCAGTTCAAACACATCTTTTACAATTCTTTTCGCACGCGGTATCTTTTCAATGCTCGAACCGACAAAATTTAACCCTTCCTCTTCAAAAAATATCCCCTCTTCTCGAAGAGCTCGGGAAAGTTTGCCTAGTGGGCCAGACAAATCAACGGATTTACCTTCCAACCCTTTGGCTGCACGCTCAATACTTAACCCAGCGGCGCGGTTAGTCCGCTGAACAATATCTAATCGTTCTTTGATCGCCTGACCAATAACCCGCTGTGGCGGACTGAAGTTACGAAATTCTAAATTCCCCCGCCCTTTTTCTAGGTTGGAAATCATTTCCCTAGCGCGGGTTTTAGTTTGAGGGTTGGCAGCCGAAAGCATAGACACTAAACCATCATCTAAACCGGCCTTCTGTGCAAATTTTTGAACGGGAGACCTTACAACCTTCCCGCCTTTTAAATCAAACCCCGCTGCAACCGCGTCCCCTGACTGCCTTTTAAGCGCCAGCTCTCGCTGCATTTCTTTGGGTATTGTGGGCTCTATCATGGGAGCCTGAACCCCTGCAGGCTGAATAGCTCCCGCAAAGCCTGTGACCGGTGCCTGTGACCCCAAGCCCACAACTTCCTCAACCGCGTCCTTGACGTTTGCAAGGTTTCTGCCTGTTACTTGTGTTAACCCTAAAGCCGCTGGAGCCACTTCACCCGCCGCCCGCACGTAATCTCTAGCAGTACCAGGCTGCATAAAGCCGCCCTCATTAGTCCCGCCGAACTGGTTTACAACCGCTTCGCTGGCATCCGAGAAACCTGGTACTGGACGCCCTTGACCTGCTAACTGTAAAACATTATTTAATTGATCAACGGTCAAAAAGTCTAAGCCTTGAGCTACGCCGCGATTCGCGCCCGCTGCAAATTCGCCCACCGTATTTAAGGCACGCTGTCCTATTGTCTGTTTAGGTTGAACCACCTTAAAACCAGTGGGAACCTCAACCTCTTTAAAACCTTTGGGCATATTCATTCGGGTTGAACTATTCTCCCATCCGGTAAAGTGAACGTACCGTCACCATTGTCTTTAGAGCCTTGGGGCAAAGCTGACAAAGGGTTAAGTTGTCGCTTTCTGGCCTCGATCTGATCGCGGAAAGGTGCAGAATAATCCGGCGCTAAGTCCGAAGCATCTCCCACTTCAGGGAATCGACCTTGAATAAAATTCTGGTAAGCGTTTCTTGATTCGCTGAAGGTATCAGTAGCCGCCATAAACATATCCAAAGATGTGTCCATGAAAGCTTGCCTTGCTTCTGGGGTCAGTCGTTCGCCTTTGTCCACTTTCGCAGCAAATTGAATGATTCTCTGACCTAAACCCATAGACTGCGCAGCGGTTGCAAACTCACCCTCACGAACAACCGAACCAGGGTCATTGATCTTCATGAATTTAATGAGCATTGCAATATCGTCTTGGGCGGACATCTTATCCACGCCCTTATCAGCGATCGCCGTTAATTCACGGTAAGACTTTGCTTGTTCTCGATATTGCTTGGTCGATGTGTTGTTGGTGAAATCCTTTCTTATACCGGTAATATCCGTAGGCTTTAAGCCTTCACCTTTGGCCGCTGCCTTCTCGACATTCGGAAAGACCAAGGAGCCATCATCGGTATACCTTAAACGGTCGTTAGCATCTTTTGCGGTCGTTCTTTTAGCTGTGGTTTCCGGCTTCTGCAGGACAGAAATTGAACCGTCTGGAGATTGCTGGGCAACCGTACCCTCTGCAAAACCTAGTCCTTGAGCTTGTTCAGGACTTAGCGTGCTGGTTTTTTGGGTCTTGTTAAATTGGGACAATAAGGCTTGCTGAACTAACGGATGCTTTGACGATAGCGCCGCCTTGAACATCTCAGGCGTTAAACCGCCAGCGTCCGGCAAACCTTCTGGGGTATTGCCATTCGTTAGAATCGATTGAAGCAAAGCCGCTTCCGCCGTTTTCTGATCTTCACGCTGTTGGTTTTGCTTTCGTTGTCCTATCGCTGAAGCTGCTGCTAAAGCAATTTTCCCTAATCCCCCGTATTGATGGGAGGTCGGGGCATTTAATCGCTGCAAATTTAATTGCTGCAAAGCGATAGGGGTTTGACCATTATCCATAGTTCACCGCCAAGTAATCACCCGCCTGTAAAACTTTCTCAGGATGCGTTAACAAAAGCTCTTGCGCCAAGAAGCCCTCACCCTCACCGCTAAGACCTAATTTCCCGTTCCAGTCCCAGCGATACCAGTTCGCGCCTTCTCGCTGGCCGATCTTACGAATGTTTTTCTTGAGTCGAATGTCAGACAGCGCAACCATTGCGCCACCCGCTCCGGCCAAGTCACCTATTAATTGATTCTTTCCTTGCTGCTGCTGAAGGGCCAGACCCGCGTTTGTGGTTTGTGCGTTCTGGTTTAAACCGTAAGCACCGGTAACATCAATTGGAGTCGCAGGGGTCGCACCGCCTAAAGCTAAAGAGCCAATCTGACCCAAGTTCCCAAGCTGTGAAGTTTGTAAGTTAGCCCCCACTTGCTCCGCACCTAATAGGGCATCAATAAGGGCGTCATTTCTTGATCGATTAAAAAGCTCAAGCTCAGACACAGCCCCAGGCGCTAAATCAACACCAGTCCCTACATTACCAGACTGAGTTAATTGATCCTGTAGCCGCATTTGCTGTAAGTCGAAATCTTGATTAAGCCGGCCGACCGTTCTATCTTGTAGGCCGCTCACAAAATCGCCGTTCTCCCCCGTACTCGCTAGAATCGAATCCATCAAGTTTTGCATTTCAGGGGTAAGCTGTAATGTCCCTTCCCGTCGATTCTCACCGGCAAAAGTCAAAGACCCAAACGGATTAAACGAGTCCACCCGCGCCTCACCTTGAGCGCGAATGATCTCCATTGGATCTGGTGTGTTAACAGAGGGCGCACTTCCACCGCCGCCCATAAGACTGCCCGAGCCGTTAAAAAGTCCGTCCGTTACTCCGCCCATTACAACCTCACTAAACTAAAATCGTCGCCATTATAAACCCAAACAACCTTTTGAGCCTTGGGTTTGTCATCAGTCCACCATTTAGAGTTCCGAGCTTTTGACTCATCCATTCTAAATAAATGCTGGTGTTCGCCTTTATAGGCTTTTCGCCTGACCCCTTCCTGTATAAAAGGTAATCGGTTATTCAATTTTAAAGCGCGCTCGTTGTTACCTAAGACCACACTTGTGACTCGATGAACCTTTAAAATCTCAAACGGGTAACGAAATGCCTGTGTAAAAACTTGCCGACTAAACCAGCTCGGATGCTCAGAGTATAAGCTGATTGTGACGTCGCCATGCTCTTCGTAGTAATGCTCGTACCCAATCGCACCCACCAAGCCCTCACCTTTGACAATCCCTATCGCCGTTTGTGGGTTGCAAGGAAGCCTATTCTTTAACCAGTCGCACACATAATCACTTGCACCATAAAGACACGAACCATTTACCACTCCGTCCCCTGTTCCCATGAAACGTTCATTGCGCGCATTCTCATGGTGACGTTGTTCAGGCTCCCGCACATCGAAATTGAAAGCATCTCCGCGTTCCCCGATAAAATGTCGTAGTCCGCTTGCTGGCTCCTGTCGTTCAATGATGTCCACTTTAATTCGCTCCACTCTAATCCAGGCTCACCGAATCTTGCACTATTCGTTCCCGATCCCGAGTCCGTTAAATTAATCGCCGCCCCGCCTTCTGTCAAAGACACCTGAAACAAAGTCGCTGGCGTGCTATTGATCACATAATAAACTTGATCCGCCACCAAAGGCTCGGCCAAATCGTCACCATAAAAGCGAACCTTCGTCCCGTTAGACTGGTTATGATTGGCTATCCGTATATTATTTGTTGCTGAACTGTACGAAAAAACTTCGAATGTCTCGTTATTGTCCCATGTCCAACCCGCCACAATTCCAATCGTATTGGGGCATTCAGGCGATTCATACTGGAAATTTTCAGACACCGACAACCCATAACTAATAGGCGTCGATGTTTCTAAAAAAGGTCTAACCCCTTGGATTTGCTTTCTCTTACCTTGACCAAAAGCGGAATAGGGTGACTGATATAAAAATTCAATACTCGAGGTGCCATCAATTGCGCCTTGCTCACACAGATAAATCTTTCCATCCGTCGAACCGAAATAAGCCCGTCCGTCAAACAACCCAAAGCAGCGCGCTTGCCATCCCTCATAATCGCAATAAGCAATCGTTCTTGTATTAATCGCCCACTGTCGGGACTCTGTGGCACTCGTTGGAATGTTAATAAAAGCTTTAGAGTCATCAGGCCACACCATGATCTCCCAGCCTGATAAAGAAGCGTAGGCGTTATAAGCATCCTTTACATCTTGAACCAGCTTCGACTGAGAGCCGGCGATACCTTGAGTCTGAATGACTTGAGAAAGCGGATAAAGATCCTCCTTCGTTAGAATCCAAATATCCCCAATGACCTTTTTAACGCAGCGCGTATCAATCGGCGCAGGGATTGAGTAAACACCCACTAAAGACCAAGCCGCGGCATCCCCAGGGTTTGAACCCTGATAGACAATCACATTGCCTTCATCCGTCACGAACACTATAAAATCGTCGGGGCCATCGCCAGCGTCCCGCGTCCATGCCTCGATCGCAATAAGATTACCTTGAGCGCCGCGAATACCCGAAAGCGGAAAGCGAGTCAAACCAGTTGCCGCGGTATTCCCTGGTATCTTGCCTAGTGGCCCGAACCAGAAATCCCGAGAATCCTTCTCCCACATATAGACGCGGTTTTTAAAAGTCTGAACGCCTATATAATTCTCTTCGGTTAAGGCATTCCCCGACTGATCGACAAACACCCAGCTGGAATGACCAGACGTTGTATAAGTCCAGGGCGTATCTTCACCGTTTACCGCAAGAAGTCTTGTCGTTGTAGGACTAGCAGAGTCGGCAAAGGTCGCCCAGTTCCACCGATCGCTCGTATAAGTCGAAGCTGCGACAACTTCTGCAGGGGTCGAGTGCCAAGAATACAGCCCACCATTTGAAGCGGCCAAAGCATGTTCAGCCGAACCTGATTTAAGCTGAAACAGGGTTTCTATATTGGTTGAAGATCCAACACCCGTTAACGAAGCTTGCTCTGTGTAGCCGCCTCTGAGGTCTGCAGTATCATCACCTGGAAAGAGGTTTTTCAACTGAACCGCATCAGTCGCCGGCATTAAGTGCAAGGGATCGCGGGTATTCTTTCCACCAATCGGCGGCGGAATAACAGCAACTTGATTCCTCATCCTATGCCAGTCTCAGGAGTAATTCCTGCAAATTGAACAGCGTTCGGCCCTAAATTAATCACTGGAGCCGGTACATCTTGCCCGAAGTAACGATACTTTTGCGCGGTGTAGTCGTTTAACTCACCCGCATAATCACGGCCCAAGCGGCGCAGCATCTTATAGATCACGCCGTATTCAATAAGCTGTTCGGGAATTAAAGAGGACTGGCTATCAGCGTTCCACGTTGAACTATTATCATCCAGAAAGTTTTTCGAGATGTAATAAAACGAGACAATATCTAAACCATCAGGCTTAGGATCGAACGTAATAAGCCCTTGCGATATAAAAAAAGCGGCATTAAATGAAGAAGAGAAGTCCCACGAATTTTTGCGCCTTGCCCACTCTTCGGCCGTTTGATTACCACGAACCCGCCAACGGTCATTCTCATTCCAAAACGAATTAGGAATAATCCGGTCTAAATCGTCTGGAAGCTCGTAAGCGTCCTTCGGGCCAGTAATAGTAATCTCATGCTCTTTCGTCAATACCTGCCAGTCATGCTCGCGCATCAACTCTTCAGCGGTATTGACTGCAAAGCGTTTTAAAGCTCTCGCGGTATCGGAAGTGCTGTCCGCTACACTAGCCGGCGGCTTGATCCCCAAGGCTTCCGCCGCATTCTGTACTGTCGTCAGTAGTGTCATTTTTAGGCCGTCCGCGCTTAGGCTTGGCAAGCTGGGCTTTCAATGCAGCAATCTCCGCATCTTTCTCCGAAAGTATCGCATCTTTCTCAGTCTCTTTATTCAAGAAACGAGCGGCCGACTTCTGGAAAAACTCCCAATCTTTTGGCAATCGTCGATCTGCAAGATCAGCACTAACCAGCTCTTCAACGGTCAAAATACCCGAGGCAAAAATCTCATTCGCTTTCGTTGCTGGTATGCCATTCCACTCTCGAATTGGCGTACCCACCACACCCTCAACCGCTTTTTCCATCTTGAGAAACTCTTGATAGGCGCGGCTAAAGCGTTTTTTGTGGTGGTCTTTAGCAATCAACTGAAAGGGATCTTTCTTCGGACACTTGATCACCACATAAAGGCGTTCCGTATAAACTACCGAACCCTTCTCTTCTGTGGCGCGTTTATCCAACCAGGGGCGCTTCTCAAAGCGCGCCTTGGTCTTATCTTTGAGGGAGTTGCCGTTATCGTCAACTTCTCCCACGAACTGGTCAAGTGCTGATGCTGCATCCATTGGTTTTACCTTAGTTTACTTCGTCAAAAGCCCAGCCGTATTGGTCATTGGCAAAGGCAGTTGTTACTGTGTAAGTACCACCCGAAGCCGTTAATTGACCAACAGCCGACACAGCACAATCCGCATCGTCCGCCGCAATAGCGCCACCCGCTTGAACATAAATAAATTTCAAAGGGGCGCCGCTATCGTTTACGCCGTAAGCTACTTGTCCCAATGTGAACACTGGGTCCTCGTCACGGGCATCAATATTTGCACCGTGTAATGTATTAATTCTTTCACCAGCCATGATGGCCTCCTACTATGATTAAGTTAAAAGCAGTTAGCTATTAAGTAAACAAAACGCCATTGTAACGACGACCTGAAGAGGTCAAGTTGCCCGCGAAACCGATTGGAACCACTACACCATCTTGGTTTACTGGAGTTCTTTCACCCAGTGAAACCATGTTTCGGTTAGTGTGCGGACGCCAGTGCAAGAAATTCGAGTTCAAAAAGTAACCCGTTCCCGCATCGATTCCAGCGTTTTCATAGTAAACAGGGATTCCGGCATAACGTAAAGCGCGGAAACCAGCACCCGCCGCATCTTCATCCGTGAAACGCTGATTAGACTGTAGCGAATCCCAATACAAAGAATAAAGCGCCCGACCAAACACCGCGAAGTTCGGTGACTCGTTGCCGTAAGTACACTCTAACCATAGGGTATTCATGAAACCCTGGATAGTTGAAGCCGTTGCAGAGCCGTAATCTTCAGCCGCATTTTGCCAGTTCGCATAAGTGCTTTGGTTAATACCGCCAATACTTTCAGATGTTGTTGGATCTTCACGCACAAGCTCCTGCAAACCTGTGATTTGCTTACCGCTTGAACCTGTACCGTCCGAGTAAATACCCGCCGATATTTGGTTACGCATAGTTCGCTCTGCGTTCAGCATCCGCTGGCCCGCAATTTCAAACATGCGCTCTTTACCTGTGTTTTGAACGTCCATCTCAAGACCAGACATAACCACCTGAACGGCGGCTAATTTCCAGTCATACTGAGCGGCGGAAATCACATCACTTTCGGATGTGTCCAAAACTTCCAGACCGGTGTAATACATGAAAGTGCCGTTTTCAACAAGATCCACTTCTTGAATGATCTTTTCACCGCCTGAAGCGGTCATGATGTTTCCGGCTTTGTTTAGTTCGTAAAGAACTGCGTTACCGTTCTCTACGTTGTCCGCGACTGTGCGCGAACGCTCTTCAATAGTTCCGGTTAAAACCGTACTGTAATTGGGATTAGCTGGCATGGTAAATGCTCCTACATGAGTTCACGAGCTTTCATTCTCAAATGCTCGACTGCGTTTTTCGGGATTGATTCATAATGTGCCCCATTGGGTTTCCCCCTTGGGAGTATGTCGCCTTTTCGGGCCAGTCGGCGGGTCGAAGGCTTATCATCCGAGACAGCAGGAGCAGCTTGCTTTGCCAGGTCTGGATCTTGAGCAACTACAAAACGGTAAGCACCTTCTAAGCCTAACGTCGGGTAGTCCCCATATGCTTTTGCCATTTTAGCGGCAAATTCTTGATTGTCCAATAACGGGTAATTGCCACTAGACCTTAACTGTGTGACCGTTTGCGTCATCTGGATCGAGGCAAGCTGATTCTTCAGCATTTCAATTTGCTGGTCACGCTCCGCCACATCTCTTGAGGGCGCGCTTTGTGCGTACTGATCCACATCAACATCATAAGGATCTAGCCCCGATTGATGGAGTAACGCCGCGGCAAAGTCTTTCATTTGCTCTTTGGGTATATATTGACCAACAATCTGCAGCGCGGTTTCTTGAGGCTTCGACTGTAGACCGACCCAAGAGGTCATTAAATTATCAACCAACTGCCCTTTTTGCTCTTCGGAGACATCACCGCCAGCCGCTTGGCTAAGAACCGGACTCCATTTATCCAGATAATTAGGCGGCGGCGCGACTTCCTCAACCGGCTCAATCTCTTCGCCTGTTGGTATAGCCTCTTCTTGGCTTAAATCACCATCGTCAATCATGCGCTGCTGAGTATTGCGCATGCTGTCAATGATCGACTCTAAAGAATCGGAAGGAGGCGCCGCGACTTCTTCAGGCTCAGAGGATACCAAATCATCGGTTAAAATTTCGTCTGTCATAAACCTTCCCTTACCTGATCCAGCAAAGCTTTGTCGGGCTCTTCATACTTAAAATCATCATAACGACCGTCATTAATATTCATAATTGCAGCAGAATCATTACCTACCTCAATTAATCCTTTTTCTTTCATCAACTGCCGTCTGTGTTTTCGAGATTTTACCACCTGCCCGAGACCTGCGCACCTGTATGGCTGATAATCGCCAATAATATACGGAGTTTTTCGCGCTGGAGGCACATAATCTTGCGGAACCTCAATAAATCCGCCCTCTTTTTTCTGAATAAATCGCCTTCTGGTCATGAAGCCACCTTAACCGCATCTAAAAATAGTTTTTCTCTATCTAAATTCGATTTTTCCGCCGCTATTGCTCGATCCAAGTTCAATCTTCCCTGTTTTAACTGGGCGTCCATCATATTGGCCTGTGCATCCATCTGTAAGCGTGTCTGGTCATTCTGCGCTTTAAGCATCTGGGCTTGCGCTTCCATCGATGGGCCTTGCTCTCTAGGCTGAGAAGCCATGCGCTCCAATTCTTCCTCAATCTCTCGGGAAGGTCGCCAAGGCGCTAAAAAGAACTTGATCATCTTCGCCGCTGCTTGGTTATCAATCCCCAAGGCTTTGGCTTGCTGCACCTGCCCCATGAATCGACCCAAGGCATCAGACATCTCAACCATTTCTTGCTTTTTCACTTGATCATCAAGTGCTAAAGTCGAGTCAGTTTCTATATCGATCGCAAAGTTCCGGCGCACATCAGACCGCAAAAGCAAGTCCATACCTGGCTTCGGAGTCATTGAAGCCATAGCCCCTAGCGTTTGAATATCGAACTTCTCCGCCATCAGCTCTACTTGAATCGCCATCGTGTTTTTTATGAAACACTGAAGCATTTCTTGTGCTGGCCGAAGTCTTAAAGAACCAAACTGGCTTTTAATGTTCTGGGCAGTTGCTGTCTCTCTCGGGTCAGAAGATCCCCTGATAACGTCTGAAATGCCCGTAAGCTGGAAAATGGTATTCAACAAATCGGTTTGCTGACCCCGTAAAGCTACGGCCGCCTGAGCAAACTCACCCATCGGAAGGAAGAAAGTGGCCCCCTCTATGCCGCCCATTTGCTGGTATTGATCCCAGTTATCGATAGGAACCGCTTGCATATCATCGGTTTTCAATAGATTAGCAAGCGTTTTGTTGCCAGCGTGATAACCCATCCTCGGGTTAACGCGGCGCATGATCCGCATGATTCTATTGGTGATTACATTTAATTCTTTCGCCTGACTTTCATACAACGAGTATTCACAGATGGGACACAGAGAGTCGGGTTGCTGTACCGCCAGCAAAGGCTGGGGACAGGGAAAGAAATCTTGCAAGCCGTAAGGGTCTTTTATCTTGCCTAAAACTTGTTCACTCTTGTTGTCGGACTTGGCGTGAACAAATAAAACTTCACGCTTTTCCTTGCACCACACTTCATAAACGCGGTAAGTCTCTTCATTTCGCCTTGAGGCTTGGTGATGCTCATTCTTTTCGACCCGCCCATTGTCTCTCTCTTGTCGTGAGCTCGACATTCTACGCAAAGCCCCTTCCCCGAAGGAATCGGTTGCTTCTTCTTTGGACATGTCATGAATAAAACAAATCCAGCGCACATCATCCCAGCGCGCCTGTTGGTCATGGGTGAACTTATCCCAAGGCCAGTGCTCTATACAGGCCTGTTCAGAGAGTATTTCTTGAACATTGACACCCGCTTGGCCTTCGTTTTCTACTAAATCCTTGCGATTAACCTCTTCATTGCCCACAATAAAATACTTTTGGGCGGCCTCATCAAACTCTGCCACCTCAAAACGCTCGCGGGTTTTAGGCTCATAGCGAACCCGAGAGACGCCCCTTCCGGTCAATTGCCAATCTAATACAACCCGATCCAGAATGCCCTTCGTGTCCTGAATGTCCCACTGATAGGCCAAATCACGCTCAAGCATGATCGAGGTTTCACGCGACAAAGCATCTTGCGACCTGTAACGCCTTTTAACCACTGGCTGGGGCACACGGGAGAACACCGCCGCGCTTTTAATCATCGTATTCGGCCAAAGGATATTAAATCCGTTCGACCGTCCGGACTTTTTAAACTCTCTTATCGCATTGTGAGCATCAGAGCGCCATTCACGCTCATCCTCTAAAGCTGCGTTTATTCGATCAATCCACATTAGGCAATCGCTATTTTTCCAGATGAAGTAAAAGGCCAGCCGTTGCTGTGATAAGAAACCGCCGCCGCTTCAACACATAAAGAACCCGCCGCCGTAAAGGGCAAGCCGTTTAAGTGGTGATTAATCGAGCCGGTTGAAACCTCAAGATAACCGCTCGAATTAAAGTTAAGTCCGTTGCTCATGATCCTGTTACCGTGACTATAGCACCATCCGCAGAGCGCGGTAGACCGTTTAAATAGTGGTCAACATCAGCCGACCCACCGCCACTGGCCGGATGGTTTTCAATGACATTTAAAGCCGCCCCTTTATTAACAATAATAGGGGAGTCGGCACTTGCCGAAAGCGTACTCGGAACCGTAGAAACAAATCCATTATTAGGCAATCTAATTACGATTGAATCAGTTGCATTTATATCGATTAGAAATGGCCCTAATTGTGTGGCGCTATCTTCATTAAGATAAACATAATAAACCTCGCCATCTTCATATAAAGCTTGGTCAATGGTTTGATTTATAGGAATAGTTAACTGTGCATCTGGTGAAATCGTTGTACTTAGAGCTCCGTTTAGCGTGTAAGGATCGACACCCGCATTTGCCGAATCGAAAAAATCTGCAAGATCTGGCGGAGATGTGCCATCAGTATAAGTTAGTCGATAATATTGTTTGCTGTTACTTGCAGTAAGCGTTGATTGTGTCCAGCTAATACTAGAATTATAAGTGGTAGTGCCCACCGGAGTAACAAGCTCTAAGGTTAAGTAAGAGGGCCAGCCGCCGCTGCTCGCTAATGCAGGTGATCTGTCTGCATCGAATATAAAATCTGTGAGTATACCGGCCATCGTTTGTCTTGTTTGAAAACCTACAATTGTCGCCGCTAAGCTGCCTGCCGCATTATGTACGGGTATTTCTAACCCGTAACCTAAAGGGGACACACTAACAAGACTGCTAGTAAAACCAATTCCGTATATGCCATTACCTGCTCTTGAGGGGTAAATAGGGAATTTATAATTTCGTGTAGTCATAATATTACTCGTCGCTTGTTCTGCAAAAGGTTGAGCAAGACCGTCACCCATTAACTCTTGCAAATTAAG